CATGACTTGGCCAGTCTGCTGCTGCCAAAAAGCAACTGGCTGATCCCGGCCGACGACTTCTCGGCCCAGCCGGCCCCGATCTCCTGGCTGGTCAAGCGCTGGCTGCAGAGCCAGGCGCTGATCATGGTCCACGGCCCATCTGGCGGCGGCAAGACCTTTGTGGTGCTCGACTGGTGCCTGCGCATGGCCAGCGGCATGGCTGAGTGGTGCGGCCAGAAGGTGCGGCCAGGCAATGTGGTCTACCTGGCCGGCGAAGGCCACCACGGCCTGCGTGGTCGCGTGGCAGCCTGGAAGCACCACCACCAGGCAGGCTCCCTGGCCATGTGGCTGTCCAAGGACGGCTGCGACCTCAACACCCCGGCCGGCTACCTGCAGGTGGTTGAGCAGGTGCGAGGCCTGCCGGAGAACCCGGCCATCATCGTGGTCGACACCCTGCACCGATTCTTGGCCGGCGACGAGAACAGTGCCCAGGACGCCAAGACCATGCTGGACGCCTGCAACAGCCTGATGAACGAGTTCAACTGCAGCGTGATCTTGGTTCACCACACTGGCGTGGCCGAAGAGGCCCAGCACCGAGCGCGCGGCTCCAGCGCCTGGCGCGGCGCGCTGGACATCGAGATCAGCATCGTGCCAGGCAAGGATGGCGTGCCCATGCAGATCGTGCAGCGCAAGTCCAAGGATGCCGAGCTGGCCCAGACCGTCCACGTTGAGCTGCAGCAGGTCACCATCCCAGGCTGGTATGACGAGGACAACCAGCCGGTCACCTCCGCGGTGATCGTCCAGGCCCAAGCTCCGACAGTGGCCAGGAAGGACAGCAAGATCGACAGCCATCGCAAGACCTTCGAGAACGCCTGGTGGGCGTCCGGTGCTGAGGAGCGTAATGGTTTACCCTACCTCAGCAGGTCGGCAATGGTCGACTACCTGGTCCAGAAAATGGACGTGAGCGAGGCCTCGGCCAAGGTCTACATCAAGCCAAGCGCCACCGGAAAACCCATTGCAGACCTGCTGGTGGCCGAGATCATCGAGGCCTTCGAGCACGGCTGGCTGGTGGTCAACGATGCGCACGCCAGCTCCATGCTGATCCGAAAGTCGGAGCGCTGAGATGAGTTATCCACAGACTTATCCACAGGCTCTGGAAGGGAACAGCGGAACGGAACGGAAAAAAACGGAACGCAGTTCCATGGGCAAAACAGCGGAAAAAGGGAACGGAACGGAACACACACCTTTAGGTGTGTTCCCAGTTCCCTTCCGACGCGGCGCGTTTCCATGCCGCAGGCTGGTTGAAACGCAGAGAAAAGTTATCCACAGAAAAGTAAGCAGGCACTAACATGACACAGACCAACGTGAACGAGATGCTGGCCGGCCGTGAAGGTCGGTATGGCAGCTTCCAGGGACATGCCAGGATCAGCCAAGACCTCAAGGCTGCCATGCACGAGCGCAGCGGCTGGGATGGTCTCCAGGCCGACCAGCGTGAAGCCCTGGAGATGATCCAGCACAAGATCGCGCGCATCCTGAACGGCGATCCGAACTACGCCGACAACTGGGTCGACATCGCAGGCTACGCCACCCTGGTGGCCAACCGGCTGGAAAAAGAGGACAATGCAGCATGACCACAAAATCCCACAAAGCAAAGGCCGCGGCGAAGAAGCCGGTCAGGAAGCACGAGAACAAGGCCGACATCTGCGCCTTGGTGCTCTCGGGCATGCGTGGCGGTCTGAGCGCCTTCAAGGCATGCGAGGCGGCTGGCGTGTCGCAGAGCACGTTCAACCTGTGGCTGAATGAGGACGCAGAGCTGGCTGCAGAGTACGCGCGCGCGCGCGAGGACTTGATCGAGCGCATTGCCAACGAGGTGATCGAGCTGAGTGATGCCGATGTCGGCCTGCAGCCGGATGGCAAGAAGGACTGGGCGGCGGTGCAGAAGCACAAGCTACAGGTCGACACCCGCAAGTGGCTGCTGTCTAAGCTGGCACCGAAGAAGTACGGCGACAAGCTGGAGCTGACTGGCGACCCTGACCGGCCGCTGGCCATCCAGAAGATCGAGCGCGTGGTGGTCGGAAAGTGACGACCCTGCGCATCGAGACCCCACAATGGGCGCTGCCGCTGCTGGAGCCTGCGCGCTACAAGGGAGCCTTCGGCGGCCGCGGCTCCGGCAAGTCGCACACCTTTGCCGAGATGCTGATCGAGGCCCACATCATGGACCCGACCAGCCGGTCGGTCTGCGTGCGCGAGGTCCAGAAGTCCCTGGCGCAGTCGGTCAAGCGCCTGCTGGAGCTAAAGATCGAGGCCATGAACGCTGGCGCTTACTTCGAGGTCCAGGAGGCCGTGATCAAGTCCAAACGCGGCGACGGCCTGATCATCTTCCAGGGCATGCAGAACCACACGGCAGACTCGATCAAGTCGCTGGAGGGCTACGATCGTGCCTGGTGCGAGGAGGCACAGAGCCTCTCCCAGCGCAGTCTGGACCTGCTGCGGCCGACCATCCGCAAGCCAGGCTCCGAGCTGTGGTTCACCTGGAACCCGAGCCAGTCCAGCGATCCGGTCGACCAGCTTTTGCGTGGCGACAAGCCACCACCGGACTCGGTGGTGCTGGAGGTCAACTTCGACGACAACCCATGGTTCCCGGACGTGCTGCGCTCCGAGATGGAGTACGACAAGTCACGAGACCCGGACAAGTATGCGCACGTCTGGCGTGGCGGCTACCTGCAGAACAGCAGCGCGCGCGTCTTCCGCAACTGGAAGATCGAGGAGTTCGAGGCACCGAAGGACGCCATTCACCGGCTTGGCGCTGACTGGGGCTTTGCCACTGATCCGACCGTCCTGGTGCGCTGCCACATCGTCGGCCGCACGCTGTACATCGATCACGAGGCCTACATGGTGGGCTGCGAGATCATGAACACGCCAGAGCTGTTCATGACCGTGCCGGAGGCCGAGAAGTGGCCACTGGTGGCCGACAGCTCCAGGCCCGAGACCATCAGCCACATGCGCAAGAACGGGTTCCCGAAGATCATGCCGGCCGTCAAGGGCAAGGACTCCGTGGTCGAGGGCGTCGAGTGGCTGAAGTCCTACGACATCGTGGTCCATCCACGCTGCACGCACACCATCGACGAGCTGACGTTTTACAGCTACAAGACGGACCCGCTGACCGGCAAGGTGCTGCCGGTGCTGCAGGACAAGCAAAACCACGTCATTGACGCACTGCGCTACGCATGCGAAGGCGTCAGGCGTGCCGCGGTGGTCAGCAGGCAGGTGGACTTCACACCATTGCCGGTGACCAGTAAATGGTAGAAAATACTTGCAAATAGGGGCGATATATGGCACGCATGTCAAAAGAGCAGTACCTGAACAATCTCCACAGTGATGCGCTGAATCAATTCAACGACATCCAAACTGCTCTGCGCGACGAGCGCTTGCAGTGCCTGCAGGACCGGCGCTTCTACAGCCTGGCCGGCAGCCAGTGGGAAGGCCCACTCTGGGATGTCTACGAGAACAAGCCCAGGTTCGAGGTGAACAAGGTCCACCTGGCCGTCATCCGCATCATCAACGAGTACCGCAACAACCGCATCACGGTCGACTACGTCAGCAAGGACGGCAGCGAGAACGACAAGCTGGCCGAGACCTGCGATGGCCTGTACCGTGCCGACGAGCAGGACTCGGTGGCCGATGAGGCTTACGACAACGCCTTCGAGGAGGCGGTGGGCGGTGGCTTTGGTGCCTGGCGGCTGCGCACGGTTTACGAGGACGAAGAGGACGAGGACAACGAGAAGCAGCGCATTCGCATCGAACCGATTTTCGATGCCGACAGCTCGGTCTTCTTTGACCTGAACGCCAAGCGCCAGGACAAGGCCGATGCGCGCTTTGCCTTCGTGGTCACCTCGATGACCCGCGCCAGCTACAAGGAAGAGTGGGGCGACGATCCGACCGACTGGCCGAAGATCATCCACCAGTACGAGTTCGACTGGTGTACGCCTGACGTGGTCTATGTGGCCGAGTATTACAAGGTCGAGGACGTGACCGAGACCGTGCGCATCTTCCGCGCCATCGACGGCACCGAGGAGCGCTACCGCCAGGCCGACTTCGATGCCGATCCGGCGCTCGAAGAGACGCTGGCGGCCATCGGCAGCCAGGAGGTCCGGCAGCGCAAGATCAAGTCTAGGCGCGTTCACAAGTACATCATGTCGGGCGGCAAGATTCTGGAGGATGCCGGCTACATCGCAGGCAAGGAAATCCCCATCGTGCCGGTCTACGGCAAGCGCTGGTTCGTCGACAACGTCGAGCGCTGCATGGGCCATGTGCGCCTGGCTAAGGATGCGCAGCGCCTGAAGAACATGCAGCTCTCCAAGCTGGGCGAGATCAGTGCGCTGTCCAGCGTCGAGAAACCGATCCTGGTGCCCGAGCAGGTGGCTGGCCACCAGGTCATGTGGGCAGACGACAACCTGCGCAACTACCCATACCTGCTGGTGAACCCGATCACCGGACCGGACGGCAGCCAGCAGATCAGCGGCCCAGTGGCCTACACCCGCAGCCCCCAGATTCCACCGGCGATGGCAGCCCTGCTGCAGATCACCGAGCAGGACATGCAGGACATCCTGGGCAGCTCGCAGCAAGCCGACAAGATGGTCTCGAACATCTCCGGCAAGGCCATCGAGATGATCCAGACCCGTCTGGACATGCAGACCTTCATCTACATGAGCAACTTCGCCAAGGGCATGAAGCGCTGCGGCGAAATCTGGCTCTCGATGGCGCGCGACATCTACGTCGAGGAAGGCCGCAAGATGAAGGTCGTCGAGGCCGACGAGTCGGTCGGCATGATCGAGCTGATGCGGCCGATGGTCAGCGAGACCGGTGAGGTGGTCATGGAGAACGACCTCAGCCGTGCCAAGTTCGATGTGAACGTCGATGTCGGCCCGTCCAGCACCAGCAAGCGCGCGGCGACCGTGCGCGCACTCACCGGCATGATGGCCATCACCGACGACCAGCAGACCAAGCAGGTGCTGCAGGCAATGGCCATGATGAACATGGAGGGCGAGGGCATTGGCGAGGTGCGCGACTTCTTCCGCAAGCAGCTCGTGCGCATGGGCGTGGTCAAGCCCACCGAGCAGGAGCAGGAAGAGATGATGGTCGAGCTGCAAGGCCAGCCCGAAGACCCGAACAAGATATTCCTGCAGGCCGCGGCCGAGGAGGCGATTGCCAAGGCGGCCAAGGCTCGCGCAGACACGGTGGACACCATCGCAGATGCCGAGTACAAACGAGCCAAGACGGCCGAGACGCTGGCCAACATCGACAACGAGGACCAGCGCCTGGCAGTCGAATCTGCTCGCACAATCTCCAACATGGTGACCGGACGTGGCTGATCCAAGCATCAAAGACCTGGCCTATCGGGCGCTGGCCTCAGTGGTCGGCACGCCAGTCGACCTGGCCACGATGGCCATGCGGCCGTTCGGTTACCGCACGCCAGACGAGCAGGTCGTCGGCAGCAGCGAGTACATCGGCCGGCAGATGGAGCGTGCCGGCCTGGTCAGCTCTGCCAGGGCACCGATCCAGGAGTTCCTGGCATCGATGGCCGTGCCAACACCTGGAGGCATGGCCAAGGGTGGCGCAATGCTGGCCGGCATGGCTGCAGTGCCACGAGCCAGCAAGGCCGAGAACATCGCACGCGGCCTGTACCACCCGATTGGCGAGGGCAAGAAGCTGGAGAAACCAGTCAGCGAGATGCAGTTCACCCAGGAGGTGGTCAAAGACCTTCCCCCGCGGCAGATCATCAGCCCGGAGCGCCTGGCAGGGTGCAACCATCTTGCCGGCCACTGGTGACCGCACGGCAGCCGGCCGCATGCTGACCGAGATCGAGGGCGTGCGCCTGCCGACTCCGGTGGCGCTGGAAGGCGGCCCCGACTTCATGCGCACGCACCTGCCATTCGGTGCGGCCTGGGCGTCTGACAAGGGACCGATCACCGGCCTGTCCAGGCGCGTCCAGGAGGCGGCCGGCAAGGGCAGCGGCGATGTTTACATGGTCTACACCCCGATGAGTCATGTCGGCGGCGACTTCTCGACCATGATGTCCGATGCGCTGCTGGAGCAGATCAAGGGCGGCAAGATCACCAAGAAGGCCAAGCGCGAGTTTGACAAAGAGGTGCGCAGGTTCAGGCCTGAATGGAAAGGCGTCGACGATCCGACTGCGCGCGACCAGCTCAACGCCAATGGCGCGCTGCGGCATGCCTTCATCGACCGCATGACGCTGGACCAGTTCAAGACGGCTGGATTCCCGGACCTTCCGACCACACGCGCGGCAATCACCGAACAGTCGCTGATGGACGCACCGATCCATGCTGGTGGTTTCTCGATTGCCAAGATGGACCCGACAGGCCGCATCATCACCGAGTCGCCAGCCCCGCACACCACCTACAACACGCAACTGGCCGGCCAGTATGTCGGCGGCTTCGAGCAACCCATACCGCGCGAGCTGCTGTTTTCCGAGTTCACGCAGGCCAGGCGCGCTGCCGGCACTGATCCGGCTGGCGACATCCGGTCGTTCCAGCTATCGAACCCGGTGCAGCAAGCCACCCAGGAATGGGTCGACAGCCTGATGCGTTTCATGGAATCTACGAGGACCGGGCGATGAGCACACAAGACGAGTTCGAGCGCCTGGTCGAGTACATCCACTCGGCCATCGAGTCAGAGCAGCCGGAGCCAGCCGAGTTCAAGGCTGAGACCGAGCTGCGATTGCGCCTGGTCTATGCGGCCTTGCGCAGAGCGCTCGGAATGAGTGAAAATGTGGGAAACGGTAACCACTCAGCCGTTCAAATTGAGTGAGTTTGATGGGGTCAACGATGAATTTGAAGGCAGAAGCAGGAGAAAACGACAACGGCGGCGAGGCCGCGGTGCTGGATGACGAGCAGCAACCTGTTGAGATTGAAGTCAGCGAGGACGATTCCGCTGATGGCCAGCAGGCTGTGGGTTCCGATGACGAGCACGCGGAGGAGTCAGACGAAGTTGTGGTCTCCATAGGTGAGGAGTCGCCACCCACCGAAGAGGAAGTTCGCGCACCTGAATGGGTTCGAGAGCTACGCAAGGCCAACAGGGAAAAAGAGCGCCGGATTCGTGAACTCGAAGCAAAGCTCGCAACCTCTGCACCTGAGAACAAACCAGTGCAGTTGGGACCGAAACCGAAGCTGGAGGACCACGACTACGATGCCGAGAGATTCGAGCAGGCATTGGATGCTTGGCATGAGCGCAAGCGGCAGCATGACTTCATGGTCGAACAGGCCAGGATGGCAGAGCAGCAGCAGCATCAGGCCTGGCAAGCCAAGCTGGAGGGCTACAGCAAGGCCAAGGCCGAGCTGAAGGTCCGAGACTATGAGGATGCCGAGGCGATTGCCCAGGAGGTCTTCAGCGTCACCCAGCAAGGCGTGATCCTGCAAGGAGCTGAAAACCCTGCGCTGGTGGTGTACGCACTCGGAAAGAACCCAAAGAAGGCAGCCGACCTCTCAAAGATTACCGACCCCGTGAAGTTTGCTTTTGCGGTGGCAAGACTGGAGA